CCCCAATACCGGTTGAGGCACTCATGGCAGACATCATGGCATTGGTCTGTTCATTGTCAGGCGACGCGTTGGAGAAGCTGACTTGTTCCACATTGTCATCGATCTTGCGGAAAAGATTCAATGAAGTTGAACGAGTGTAGCCGATATTGTTACTTAACTCAGGATCAATGTCGTTGATGTAATCGAGAAACTCTTGATCGATTTTGTTGATATGGGTTGCACGATCCGTATCACTTAATTTGGCAGTGACCTCTTTATCTGAAGGGAAATCTTCAGATTTATCCCGCGTACCCATCGCTGATGGATCTTGTTCAGTGGCCACTTGTGAGATCGTGATCGGAAAACGAGCTAATGTTTCTGACTGGGTATTGTCGATTTGTTTTTGGAATCCCGTTGATAGTGACAAAACAATGGCGATTCCGATGATTCCGATACTAGAAGCAAAGGCTGTCAAGAAGGTGCGCCCTTTTTTGGTTCGGATATTGTTAAACGACAAACGTAAGGCCGTCATAAAACTCATTTTTGTGTGCTTTAATTCGAATTGGTCTTTCTTTTGGCCTTCGACATGGGGGTTCGAATCTTTAATGATTCGTCCGTCTTTGAATTCAATGATCCGTCCAGCGTATTTGTGGGCCAATTCAGGATTATGAGTAACCATGATGACCAATTTTTCTTTTGATAGTTCTTGGATCAGTTCCATGATTTGGACACTTGTCTCTGAATCTAAGGCACCTGTAGGTTCATCACAAAGGAGGATATCAGGATCATTTGCTAAGGCACGAGCGATCGCTACCCGCTGCATTTGACCACCAGAAAGCTGATTTGGTTTTTTGTGCATATGCTCAGCTAAGCCCACACGCGTCAAAGCATCGGTTGCTTTGGCGCGTTTTTCTTCTTTTGACACACCGCTCAAGGTCATTCCAAGCTCGACGTTGTCGATGATGCCTAAATGACTGATCAAATTGTAGCTTTGGAAGACAAAGCCGATCGAATTGTTCCGATAGGCATCCCAGTCGCGGTCTTTAAAGGACTTGGTTGATTTGCCATTGATGATCATATCACCAGAGTCGTAATTATCTAAGCCGCCGATCACGTTCAACATGGTTGTTTTCCCAGAGCCGCTTGGCCCTAAAATGGCAACAAACTCTTGTTTACGAAAGGCGACGGTGACGCCGTCGAGGGCTTTCGTAGTACTGGCGCCAACTGTATAATACTTCTTGATATCTTTTAATTCTAACATGGGGTCACTCTTTTCTTGCCGTTTTCACGATTATTTTCATTATGTAACCACGCTATCATAATGGTTAACAAAAATCAACGATTATCATTGTTTAAACAAATAATTTATACTAAACTAAAGACAGAAAAGAGGGAGAGTATGGAAAAAGCGTTAGGAACATTCAATATGGCGGTGTTTGCGGAGATCTTTTCGCTGATGGGAAACATATTGTTTGAAGAAATCGGTCTGGAAGATTTAAAATTGACCAAAATGGAAATCTTGGAACTCGTGGTGATCTCTAGTAATGAAGGAATTACGATGTCCGAGTTGGCCCAGCAAATCGGTACGTCAAAAGTCCAAATCAGTCGTTCGATCTCGGGGTTGGAAAAGGCTGGCTTTGTGGTACGCAAAACCAACGGCGTCAATCGTCGCAACGTCAATGTTTATTTGGAAGAAGCTGGGAAGCAGTTGTTTGTCCAAAAGAAAAAACAAGTGGAAGAACGCTTGAATGCCAAAACCGCTCAAATGGCTGCGGAAGATATCCAGCAGTTGAGTCAGTCGTTGACGGAGGCAGTGGGGATCTTGCGGAAATATGACATTTTACGGACTGGCAATCAATGTGAGAAGAAGACACCGTTTGATTAAAAAAGGGTGAAGCAATCGTTTGCTTTTTAATTGCTGAATTAATTTCATATTGACCTATATTATCGATTTATTAGATAAAGCAACCGATTGCGTTTTTCTCTTGTTTTGACTTCTGATTTGTGCGACAATGGGTATATCAAACAAGTCAAAGGAGCCTGCTATGAATACTACTGCCATCTATCATCGTCCCGAAAGTGAATTTGCGTATTTGTACGAGAAGGATAAAATGCATATCCGTTTGCGTACCGCCCGTCAAGACGTCCGCCATGTCCAGCTGCTTTGCGGTGATCCTTACACACTGTATAAAGAAGCTTGGTACCAACAAAGAATTGAAATGCAAAAAATTCTTTCCACGGACTTGCATGATTATTGGCAAGTATCGGTCGGAGCAGAATTCCGCCGTTTGTCTTACGGCTTTTCCATCGAAAGTTACGATGGGTTGCATGTCTTCTATGGGGATCACGGGGTCTACCCCTTTGAACAGCAATATTTAGAAATGAACAACAATTATTTTCGGATGCCTTACTTCCAAGAAGCCGATCGTTTCAAAATTCCCGAGTGGGCGAAAGAAACGGTTTGGTATCAAATTTTCCCTGAGCGCTTTGCAAATGGGGACCCATCAAATGATCCTGAAGGTGTGTTGCCATGGGGCTCAAAAAATCCCGATCGCCAAGACTTTTTCGGTGGGGATCTACAAGGAGTCATCGATCATTTGGATTACCTTGTCGATCTAGGAATCAATGGGATCTATTTCTGTCCGATTTTTGAGGCATATTCGAATCACAAGTATGATACCATCGATTATTTGGCCATCGATCCTGCTTTTGGCGATAACGATACCTTTAAACGATTAGTGGAGGAATGCCACAAACGCGGCATCAAAGTTATGCTGGATGCTGTTTTCAACCATATGGGGGATACTTCGCATCAATGGCTAGATGTCATCAAAAACGGCAAAGATTCGCCGTTTGCTGATTGGTTCCACATCAATGAGTTTCCTGTCAACTACAAAGAAGGGGAAAACTTTGAAGATGCTTATGACATCACCTATGATGTTTTTGCCTTTACGCCGCATATGCCGAAACTCAATACGGAAAATCCCGATGTGCAAGATTATTTGTTGAAGATCGCTCGTTATTGGATCGAAGAATTTGATATCGATGCTTGGCGCTTGGACGTGGCTAATGAAGTTAGTCACTTCTTCTGGAAAAAATTCCGCCAAGTGTGTGATGAGGCCAAAGATGATTTTTATATCCTTGGGGAAATTTGGCATTCTTCTCAACGCTGGTTACAAGGCGACGAGTTTCATGCAGTGATGAACTACGCCTTTACAGATGCAATTATTGAATATTTTGTCAAAGACGAGATCTCCATGACGAAAATGGTCTCGGAATTAAATAACCAGCTGATGTTGTATCGGGAGCAAACCAACCAAGTGCAGTTCAATATTTTAGATTCTCATGATACCCCGCGTTTGTTAACTTTGGCTCGGGGAGACAAAGACTTGATGCGCCAAGTGATGGCCTTTACGTATCTGCAACAAGGAGTTCCTTGCCTGTATTACGGCGATGAGATTGGTTTGACCGGTGATATGGATCCGGATTGTCGTAAATGTATGATTTGGGATGAGGAAAAGCAAGATCGTGATTTGCTGCATTTCACCCAGTCATTGATCAAACTACGCAAAGACAACCAAAAAGTCTTATCTGAAGGTTCCTTGAGTTGGAACTGGGTTTCGGAAGAAGATGGCCTGATCATTTTCGAACGAGAGTTGGGGGCACAGCGGATCATCGGTATTTTCAACACTGGCGAGGACCAACTTACACTCTCTCGTCCTGATTCAATTTTGATGGAACAGTTTGTCCAACTGGAAGATGAGACGATGATCATCGATAACAAAGGCTTTGCTATCGTGAAAGTAAATAACGAAGAATCGAATGAAGCATAAAAATGAGGCAAGAATTGCATATGCAATTCTTGCCTCATTCAATGTTTTGGGTATTTTTAATTTCCCCATGCACGTTGGAAAGAATCTTCCCCAAAATTCCTTCTGTCGGTATTATATCCTATAACACCTAAATGTGACAAATGATAACCCTTAAATATAGGTAGTTTTTTCCTGAAACGGGGAAAACGATTGAAAATTTAGATAGTTCTGCCTTCTTTTTGCGCTTCTTTCCACGAAAGGCCTTTTCTTTTTTACAAGATATGATAAACTAGTAAAAATGTATTTTTATTCGAGGAGTGATTTGATGAGTACAGGGTATCACATAGCAGTTGTCGGAGCTACCGGCGCAGTAGGAACAAAAATGATTGAGATGTTGGAGAAGACCACGTTGCCGATCAAAAAAATAACGTTGTTGGCATCCAAACGTTCTGCTGGGAAGACCCTTGTGTTCAAAAATGAGCCGCTCGTTATTCAAGAGCTGACCGCAGATTCCTTTGCGGGAGTCGATATTGCATTGTTCAGTGCCGGTGGTGGCATTTCAAAACAATTTGCTCCAGAAGCAGTCAAACACGGTGCAGTCGTAATCGACAATACCAGTCATTTTCGGATGGATCCGAATGTTCCTCTAGTCGTTCCTGAGGTGAATCCTCATGCATTAGCGCAACATAAAGGAATCATTGCCAATCCGAATTGTTCAACGATTCAAATGATGGTGGCATTAGAACCGATTCGTCAAAAAGTCGGTTTATCGAGGGTCTTGGTTTCAACGTATCAAGCAGTTTCAGGTGCTGGCGCACAAGCCTTGGCTGAATTGACTCGTGAATCTCAAGAACTATTAGCCGGCAAAGCCGCTGATGAACTAAACCCTGAGATTTTACCAGCAGGCAGCGATAAAAAGCACTACCCAATCGCGTTTAACGCCTTGCCACAAATCGATGTCTTTGCTGAAGACGATTATACTTACGAAGAGTGGAAAATGATCAATGAAACGAAGAAGATCATGGAAGATGCGCAGATCAAAGTAGCAGCTACGTGTGTGAGAATCCCTGTGTTTAGCGGTCATTCGGAGTCGATTTATATCGAGACCAAAGACCATGCCAGTGTTGAGGAAGTTAGGCAGTGGATCAGCGAAGCCCCAGGAGCTGTCTTGCAAGATGATCCGAGTCAACAAGTGTACCCGCAAGCTTTGACCAGTGTGGACAAAACGGAAACCTTTGTTGGTCGGATTCGCAAAGATTTGGATGTCGAAAACGGCTTGCATTTATGGGTCGTTTCTGATAATTTGCTGAAAGGTGCGGCATGGAACTCTGTTCAAATCGCCGAAAGCCTGCATCAGCAAGGATTAGTTCATGTGTAAACCATAAGTTTTTCAGAAAAGTGTGGTGAATGCCACGCTTTTCTTTTTTTTGTTGTATAATAACTAGCCTGATATATCGCGGTTTATCAAGGATAAATCGATTTGACTATCCTTTTGACTACCCCATGAAAATTCTAGATACTGCATCAGCTACATGTGAGTCATCTTTTGTAGCATGAGCGTAAATGCTCATAGTTGTTGCCGCGCTCGAATGACCTAATCTCCTTTGAACGTCAGTGATCGATACGCCACCATTCAGCAATAAAGTAGCGTGAGTATGTCGCAGTTTGTGTGGCGTGAGTTGGGTGCCAGGATAGTGCCTCATAACTGTTTGAGGATAAGCCTGATAGATAAAAGTGTTAATTTTATTTGCGACGATTAGTTGCTGCTGATCAGGCTGCGCTATTATCCCTCGTTTAAATAGATTTTTCTTCTGGGATATTTTCCATTTGCGAAGAATTTCTAGCGTATCGCAGTCTAGAGAAATCGTGCGAATAGATGATTCTGTTTTCGGACTAGTTAGAGTAAGCTTTTCGATTAAGACAACAGCCTTGTTAACTTTCAAGGTGCCTTTTTCGAAATCAACATCGTCCCAAACCAAGGCAGCTAGTTCACCTTTGCGAATGCCAGTGTAAGCCAGCAAGTGGACAAGGACATATTCGCTCTCAGGGCGATGTTTTTTCATCCAGCCTAAGAACGTAGCAAGCTCCTCTTTTGAGTAATAGGATTGATCGGTCGATTTATTTTTTGCTTTTCTCTTTGGGATATCCGTGAGTGCCATTGGATTTTTAGATATGATTTCTTTTTTCATTGCAAATTCAAATATTTTATTTGCATATGATTTATATATCCGACAAATCGATGTTTCTGTAGACCATTGATTGACTGCTTTTTGGCAATCCTCATAACTAATTTGATCAATAACCAAATGACCGATAGCTGGGAGAATATGGTTTTTGAAATGTATGTTTGTTTTTTCTAAAGTAGTTTCTTTCACCGTTAGTTTGTATGTTTCATACCACAATTTGAAAATGTCGTTGAACGTGGTATACTTTTTTTGTTGAGAATTCTTTGCTGGTGCTTCGTCAACACCAGCTTCTAGACGTGCCAACGCCAGCCGAGCTTCCTTAGGAGTTGCGAAGCCTCTGCGTGTGGTACGTCTTTTTTTGCCTGTTTTTGGATCAACTCCTAGATAGTGGTCAAACTGATAAGCTGTTTGACCGTTCTTTTTTTTGTACTTTTTTATTACTGCCATAATTGTTATCCTTTCTAGGCGGGCATGCGTAGAAAAGGGTAATGCCCTCAGCGCGAATCGAACACGCTTGATGCACCAGCGAGGGTTTAGTCTCTTAAGGAATTAAAATATTCTTGACCACCAATGAGTAAGTATTTGAGAGTAACTTCGTCATCTTTTTCTCCGCTCCATTCAAAAATACTTTTTATCCGTCCTATTTGAGGAGCGTTAGAGGTGACGATCCATCTATTTTTCCCATCGATGTAATTTATAGCAACATTCCAATTATTTTTTCCACCATATGGAATACTGTACCCATAATTTTCGCCAATCATTTGAGTATGAACAACTAGGGACATTTGTTGTTCATCCGATGCCGATTCGACCTTTTTGTGTTTTGAATCTTCGGAAGAGACCGTAGTTTCATTCTCACTGCTTGATGAACTACTAGAAGAGCTTGCTCGTTCTTGCTCTCTCTTAATACGTTCCTCACGCTCGGCGTCTCTTTTCGCTTTAAGTTCTGCATCTTTTTTTGCTTTTTCTTCTTCCTCAGCCTTTTGTTGTTCACGAGTTTCAGCATCAATCTTTTTCTGTTTTTCAGCTTGTTCTCGTTCTTTTTCAAGTGTTTTAAACGATTTTACCAACGCAGCATCGTTTTGATCTATACTCTCAAAGCGATAGGAGATATTATCATTATCTTTGATCTGCCCGCGGAACTCAAAAGATCCCATTACCGAAGCTGTAAGAGTTTTTATATGTTCTCCGTCAGAAAACACTTCAACCTCTGCCTCAGGATCAGTTTTGCCAGAAATAAAAAACGTCCTATCTTCTAAAGAGTATCTTGGAGAAAAAATAGTAAACTTAGTTTGTTCTTTTTCTGAGCTTTCAACAGTAGATTTGCTATCATAGCTGTTTGTATTTTCATCTGCTTCTGACTGACTTCCGCAACCAACAAGAAAAAACAAAGTTAATATTGCCAAAAAAGTGATTTTTTTGTTCATATATTTACCTCTTTCTGATAAAATTGATTATGTAATAGTAAAAAAAGAGATTGCTCCTTTCGAAGGCCCAACTTCGAGGGGAGTATTTTTATTTAGATAGTAATTTCAAATGCCTTTGATTTTGAACGTAGTATCTTTATGATACTGTGCAGCTCATCTTTTTCGGTTTCAGTGAGTAGTTTCGCATCTTCTATTTTTAATTTTTTTTTCTTTGTGTACACATTTTTGGTCTTATATCTGTGCTTGTTAAAATCAATGATCATATTGATACTCTCTCATTTCTACAGATTTTATCAATAAAGCGCTCTTATAAAAGTACTATCCAATTCTCCTTTCGCAAAAAAATAAATAATATATAAATTAATTTTATATCAATGATCACAAAAAGGGGGATTAGAATTTTCGGGAATACCCGAAAAGCATTTGACATAAGCTATACGGCATCGGCGCTATCATCGTTTTTTTTTCTTTTGTTGACAATAAAATTGTATAGGTCTTCATATGCATCTTGACCAAATTCATCAATAAATGCAGATAGATCTTCCATAAATTCTTCATTTTTGTCATTTTCGTTCTTTTCGAATTCTTGTTCATCAAGTTTAAATTGGGCAAAGTGGATAACCTCGTTCTGATTATCATTGTTTAATTTTCCAAAAATATTTTCTAATACTGATAAGTTATTTTCCTCTTTTTTTATATCTTCCTCGCTACCAGCTAACCAAGCCATATCTACATCAAAGAAATTTGCTAGCATTCCCAATATTTGTAGTTTAGGTGAGCGTTCGCCATTTTCGTATCTTGATAAAGTTGTTTTTGTTGTACCAATACTTTTGGCTAAATCCTCCAATGTTAATTTTCTTTCAGTTCTTAGCTGCTTCAATCTTATAGGAAATAATTCTTCTTTCACCCTAATTCCTCCTGTCGTCTACAATACATATTGTAAGCAATATAATACATAAAGTAAACAAAAAAGTGACCGATTGGCAACAAATGTGTTGACTTGTCTTTTTAACGATGCTACCATGTATTTGTAACCAATCGGTAACTTTGTAGAGAGGAGTTGTCTTTAATGGAGTTTAAGAGATTAAAAGCCTTAAGAGCTGAAAGAGGTATGACACAAAAAGATATGGCCGAAGTGTTAGATATGAATGTTGATACTTATCGAAAAAAAGAAAATGGCAAAAGGGATTTTACACTTAAAGAAGTTGCAATTGCGAAAGAGAAACTAGGTGTTGATCCCGAGTACTATTTTTTTTACGTTTTTAGTAACCAATCGGTAACTAGAGAGGCGTTTGCTTCCCAATAAACTAATTAATATTTTAAAAAATGAGAATTAAAAAGGAGTGATCAAGTGACAGCTTTTGAGGAGTTAGTCAGCGCGGAAGTACAAAAAAGCCTCTCAATTATCTTGCCAGCTGTCAAAAGAGAACTGAGAGATCAGATCAAACAAGAATTGCAGCAAGAACTCGTTTTTAAGGAAGTAAATCAAGTTGAGTTTAATCAAACGGAACTTGCAAAAAGATTAGGTGTTTCAACTTCAACAATCAGAAACTGGCGAAAAGCCGGACTTGAATCGGAGCCAAATCCAAGCGGAAGTCCAGTTTTCAATATTAACAAAGTCAAAAAATGGCGAGAGGAAAATGACAAAAGAAAAATACGATAAAAAAATGCGGGCATGCATGATGTCGTTTTCCTTCGATTAAAGGGGATAGCATGACTATTATTTTAATACTTCTAATATTCTTTTTGATCATTCATTGACGGCGAATTTGATTTAATGTTTTTGAAAAACATTTGACTCTAGCAGTGATTCAGTTTTTTGTCGCTCTAATTGTTCTAACTTTGGTGCAGTGATACTAATTTAATTTTCATTAATCATCTTGGAAGTGAGGGGATATACATGAAAAAAATCCATTTGGTAGACGGACTACCAACTGTAATTAAAAAAAATAGCCAAAAAAAGGAGACGCTGGAACTATTTCTAAGAATTGCGGAAGCGTGCGAAAACTCCAATCTCAGTTATGTAGAAATAAACAAAGCTCTCTATCTGGCGGATAAAGAGCTTTTTGAAAAAACGATTAATACTTCTAAATAAGATCATCAAGGCTTAATTTCGCTTGGTCATCCAGATACTCTTGGTATTGATCTTTCGTTGCACCAACAACATACGCGGTATTGTTATAAACATTTCCATTATTAAGGATCTCAATAAGTTTCGTACCTACATGAATTAGCATCCACCCTTTTTGAAGATAATCATTTGCGCTCTCATTTGCATAGTCATCATCAAATTCGAGAGTAAAAACAATCTGAGATAAATCCATTTTTTTCACCACCTTGTCAATTATTTTCAGCATTGCAGTGCTGATAACCAAATTATAACAAAGGAGCATCCTATGATCACAGCAAAATTTTCGGATGGACAAATGTACCATGAAGTCCACACACGTGGAGAAGCATTGGCGCTGATCGATAGATATTGGCCAACTGGTGAAACGCATGTTGGCCAAGGGGACTATAAGGACCCTATCGCTGTCGATAAAATGAATTTTCTACTTACTCAAGTCGTGAAGGAATGCGACAAACACAATATTCCAATAGTTTACGGATTTACATTAGATGGATTGGAATTTGATATAGCTGCATATGGTGATCATATCCCACTAATCAAAATAACCAATACAATCCAAGCGGGGATCGGAGATGAGCTAGAAAAGAAAACTAACATAAAGAGGAGGTACCAATTAAATGAACAAAGACCTTAAAGACACATTATTTATCGCACTTTTTCTAACGTTACTAGCATTAGTAAGCAAAGTTTCAATCATTGCTGGCTTAGTAATCATTATGTTGTGGACAGGCTGGCACTTTTTTGTTGCTGCTTACAACAGATTTGTCGATCGATACAATGCCAGATTAGAGACTGGCGAGTACAAAAGGCGCATACGTGGCTGAAAGAAGAGGTGAACCATGCTTTCAAAAGCAATCGCCTATCTAGAATCACAATCAGCCGATGTCTTGTACATCCGAAAAATGATGAGAGAAGGCCAACCAGTTTATAAAATCGAGGCAAAAACAAAGCAAGGTAAAACAGAGTTATTCCAACTTCGAGGAATGAACTTATGGCACCACAAGGTAACGCTCGGAAAGGGAATTGAGGAAAAACTGATATTCCAATTTTCCGATTCAAATTAAATCCATTAAAAGGAGCTTACACTATGCCAAAAAGAAAAATATCTATGAACGCTGCTGAAAAGGAGCGATACGACGATCATCAGACCATTCGTGTTATCCGTGGGAACATTCAGAAATTCAATAAAGACGGAAAGACCGTTCCCTCATTCCTCTTCGATCAATTGAAGGAACTTAAGTATAAATTGAAGTTTCCGGGCGTGTATCGACGTGCCTTATCCCAAGGAAAGGAGCCGTGGCTGTAAATGAAACAATCAATTGATTTAGATCTATCAAAAATTGATGGCGGAGCAGTTCAAGAAAAGTTTGCTCACGAAATGGAGAAGGTCCTTGAAAACGTCCTCGATCGCAATACAGATCCAACGAAAAAACGTTCGGTTACTATAACTGTCGACATTATCCCAAATAAAGACCGGGACATGCTTATTTTAGCCAGTCAGTGTAAATCAAAACTAGTCCCACGTGAAGAAACAGAAACGAAAGTTCTGTTTGGTCGTAATTCAGATACAGGAAAATTAGAAGCCGCAGAACTAAAATCGAATGCTCGTGGGCAGCTATTCATGGATCCTGATGATCTACAGATCAAGACGGACACTGGGCAACCAGTCGATGAACTCGAAGAAAACGAAAATAAACCAATTGATTTTAGAAAACATCAAACAAATTAAAAGTTGGAGGAATAGAACATGAGCGAAAATATCAAAGATGCATTAGAGTACGCAGTAGATTTGAGCAGTGGGCAAGAGGTTATCCATAAAATTGAGAATCATGTCTTTTATGACAGTAATAAGGCAAGCTTACGCAATTTATTTCCAGCAAAATATGCGGATCCATTAGAGGTGAATTCGTTAAGCGGATTGGTCCAATATTTGCTTTCTAAATTTGATCAAGAACTATCAGACGATCCGGATGAATTACTAGTTCATGTAAAAAGCCCAACTAAAGTTGTCGTCTATAGCCAACTTAACGCAGAGCGAAAACGCGAAAGCCTGATCGCAGCTCAAGCGGAATTACAAAATTACCCTTACGGTCAATTTCTGGACCAGGAGCGCTTTGTCATCAATATCAAATCATTGTTTGATCGTACAGATGATGCAGAAGCTATTCTTCGATTTTCAAGCGCTATTAAGATCGAAAATAGCGCAGATGTAAAAGATGACGGAGTAACACAAACAGCGACCGTCAGAACAGGGGCTAAAACAGTTGCTGAAGGAGAAGTCCCAAGCCCAGCAGTTTTACGACCATTCCGTACATTCTTAGAAGTTGAACAACCTGAAAGCCAATTTGTATTCCGTATTAATGAACGTGGAAATTGCGCATTATTTGAAGCAGATGGTGGTTTATGGAAGTATCATGCCAAAGAATCGATTCATGAATACCTGAAAACAGAATTAAAAGAATTGATCGATAAAGAAAAAATCACGATTATTCTATAAGACAAAACTAAATAAAGCTGTATGGAATCATGCAGCTTTTTCCTATGCAAAAAAAGCCCATCTATAATAGATGAGCCGCTCTTGATGGATGTAATCACAAATCCATGTTTGAGAAGTTTCTGCCTGAAACTAGTATACCATCTCTCAAGAAGCGGTTCAATGAAAACGTTGAATAATCAGCGTTTAACGTCCTTGTAATCAGTATTAACTTGACGACGTAAAACAGATCCAAGGAGAAATGGTATGCAAAATCAGGCAAACAGATATTACTCAGGGAATTATCAAGAAGTGGCGATAGTACCAGTAGAAGAAGAGAAGAAACACAGAAAAAAGAAGTCCACGAAACAGCACAAAACAGAATACCTCACTCGACCAGCGCAACAGCTAGTTAATGATCGAAATACATTCCGATGGATGAGGGTGGCCCTGCAAGGGAATTTTGGAAAAGGAGATTACTTTCTAACACTAACCTTCAAATCAGGAGAGTTGCCCCCACCGAAGGATATAAAAAAAGCAAAATATTTTCTATCAGATGTCTTCCTTAGAGGATGTCGCAGGAAGTATCAAAAACTAGGTCAGCCTTTTAAATATATTTGGGTTCTTGAATATGAACTAGATGAAAATGGCGATTATCTCAAAAGAGCGCATTTCCACATAATAATCAATAGCGTATCAGGTATCAGTAGAGATGAAATAGAAGATTGTTGGGCAAGAGGCAGAAAGAATGCTCGAAAATCATTAGGACGAGTCCATGCGAAACGACTGATCCCCACAGAAGAAGGACTGCTTGATTTAGCCAAGTATCTTTCTAAGGGACAGCGATGGAAGAAGAGCGCAAAGATATGGAACTGCAGCAACAATCTAGAGCGACCAAAGAAACAGAAGCGCAAGAAAATATTTAGTTTCAGGCAGATGGAGAAAATGGCGATGTCGAATGATCTAGGTTATGACTTGATTGCCAGTAAATATCCAAACCATCATATCCAAGAAATTAGCTTTAAACATAATGAATTTAAAGGCTGGCACCTTTATATAAAAATGTGGCGAAAAAGCCGCGATGGCTGAAAGGAGAAATGAATGACCAACTACAAAACAAACTGGCGTAATCGCCAAAGCAATGACCAAGGAAGGCTGTTTGAAAATCTAATCGATCAAGGATGCATTTATTACCAGCATCAAAATATCGCAATGATCGAGAAAACGCCAGAACCCTTTCGCGTGAAGAAAATAAACGAAGATGGCAGCATGACCGCTTACCCGCTAGGCAAAGCCCAACCTGACTATAAAGGAACGGTAAAAGGCGGTCAAGCGATTGTCTTTGAAGCAAAAATGACGACAAAAGATCGTATCCAGCAATCAGTGATTACGATTCATCAAGCAGCTTGTCTTGATAAACATTCCTCGCTCGGAGCAATCACAGGTGTATGCTGCATGATCATGAAAACAGTCGGATTTGTGCCGTGGGCTGATTGGACAGCCATGAAAGAAACCTATGGGCGGAAATACATGACCGAATCAGAATTGAAACAGTATCAAGTCGAGACACCGGGCTATATTGACTTTTTGGGGTTATGGCAAGGAGGAACCTAGATGGAAAATCCGATAAATAAATTTTCAACTGCACGAATGACGTTCGATTTATTCGTATCAGCTCGAGACTGGTCATGGATGGGGTTTCGTTCAAATCCCAAGAATCCCGATCAGTACCTGGGGCAATGTACGGATCAATCAGGGACTGAGTACTACTTCCTCATCACTCAAGATGGCAAGTATTACCGCTTACTTGGAAACAAAAAATTCGAACCCTACGAATACGTTTATCAGCCAAAACTCGATGAGGAGCCGCGCGATGACGCTACCCCAACCGATAATTAACGAGAAATGGCGATGTATTCCTGCCAGCCCCTGGCAATCGGAGGTAGTTGGATTTGTAGACAAAGTTTTAATCAACAGCTGCATTATCCGCATAGAGATCACCGATAAAGGCGATGATCATTTAATTGATGAATACCACGGAAAAATAGTCATTTCAAAGAAAGCGATGGTTGAGAAGATTTCATAGAACTGAGGAGGAGATTATTGTGGAATGTAAAGAAGTCCTAATAAATCAAGTCTTACAAAAGGTTTCAGATGATTTTGATCACCACCAGTTACGAAAAATCAAATTGATCTTAACGATTCAATTGAAAGAGTACCGAGTAGAACGACAGACAAGCGAAGTGATTATCTATGACGAAAATGGCGATGCTTCGGCGTACAAGCAATTTTTCGTTTCCAAAAAGATTCAAGGTTTAGCACCAGGCACATTGAATTTGTACATGCAGACGATCAATCAATTTATGCGATCAGTGCGAAAATCTTATAGTGAAGTAACCACGAATGACATCCGATTGTTTATTGCAAATCGAGAGATGATGGACGGATTAAGCAAGGCTACGCTATCACGAGAACGCGGGTGCATCGTTCGGTTCTTTCACTGGCTTCACGTCGAACAGTATATCGAAAATGATCCCGGGGCGAGGGTGGAGAAAATCCAAGTGCCCAAGAGAAAAAAGCGGGAATTCAGTGCCCTAGAGGTAGAAAAGATACGCGATGCAGCCAAAACAGCTAAAGAGACGCTTGTTGTTGAGCTGCTTTTAAGTACCGGCTGCCGAGTATCAGAGTTGATCTCATTGTCGTTCGAGAATTACGATCAAGAATCTCAGTCAATTGAAGTTATTGGGAAAGGGAACAAGCAGAGAGCTGTATATTTAAATGCTAAAGCAGTGCTTGCACTAGCCAATTACTTGGAAGTGGCACCACATCATAGTGGACCACTGTTTTATGGACAAGCACAAGGAGAGATGATGACTGCAGCTGGTGTACAAAAGCTTGTACGTCGACTGGGAGATCGTGCGGGAGTGTCGAATGTACATCCACATCGATTTAGGCGAACGGCAGCGACTTTTGCTCGTAGAAATGGCATGCAGCTGGAGCTAGTCAGGGATTTTCTAGGTCATGCAGACGTTAATACAACATTACTTTATTCTATGACCAACGAATCCGAACTTCGGCAGTCCCATCAGAAATATGTGAATTAGCCGCATATACAAGTCAACATAAATCATATAATACGTGGCAAATATTAAATAGATTGATTCAAATAGAAAAGAAAAAAGGCGAATTTCTAAATGGCCTTGTAAGAGAGGTAGCTATGACAAATAAATTTACATCTTTAGATGATTGGCAAGTTGGCTGGTGGAAAAAAGGCAATGTGTATCGGTATTGTTATGGTGTTATGTGGACTGGACTTACACCAATGATCAAGTATCGAACCAAAAGTAGTCACTTAAGTAATTCACGTAGAGCGATAGCAGTCAATCCAGTGTGTGATGAGTGGTTCCCGAAAGCAACATACTTAGGCAAAGAATTACCACCAGAAGACAACTAAAGGAAGATATTACCAACTAGGAGGGGAAATCAGTGGCCACAAAAGCGGAAAAAATTAGAGCATGGGAATTACAAATGATGTCTCAAAAGATTAGAGTTCTGAGTGGATTAAGTACGGGACCAACAGTCACAATTATGGAAATTGGTAAGTCGTGGCTTGACCATGAACCATTATACAACAAGCTTTCTGCCGCCATTTATTACAATAGCAATTTAATTCATCTGCCAAAAGATAGCGAAGACTATTCTTATAATGCTGAACAATATGAAAAATATGTCAATGAATTTTGGGAAACTAACGCAGAGAATTTTAATGAACCATGTGAAAAGAGACCAGTCTACTAATCAACTAACGACAGATTTTACCAACTAGGTAGTATGTTCAATAACCTTTACGACAAGGATAGTTTTTTATATGTCTGTTATAAAATAAAGTCTTTGAGTGAGCCTTAAAAAAAGCATCATAAATATGTGAAGGAATTTCAGTATAGGTGTATATGCTAGCTTTAAAATCAATTCGTAACTCCTTTAGTATCGGGTCATAACCAATTGCAATAAATTGTTCTCTACGGATGGGTATCATATCCATATTGATATTCCTCCTCTATAAATAATCTATATAGAGAGTTTATTATGACTAATGCGTAAAAGAGTACTTGGACTATATTATCGTCAATAAAAAAGTTGGTTATCCACCAAAATAACCAACTGCAAAATAAAAAATTACGGAATTGGGTGAAGATGTCAATGAAACTAAGAGAACATGTTTTGAAAATACTTCCTGAATATCATAATGCTGTTGTCAAAGGAGATAAAACTTTTGAAATTAGAAAAAATGATCGGGATTTTATGGTCGGGGATTGGGTAAAGTTACTTGAATTTGATGGTGAAAAAATCACTGGTAACTATATTGATGCTCGCATTACCTATGTTACAAACTATGAGCAGAAAGATGACTATGTAGTATTTTCAATCCAAACATATGGTTTTGGTTTTCATAGCGAGGATACACTTCAGAAAATAGTAAATCGACAATCGAAGTCATTTAATCAGTATATAGACAACTACATGTACTTCGAAGGAAAAGTATTAACTCATGAAAACATACTGGCTTTTCCGTCCAGTTTAGAGCAAACGCATATTCACGCTGTTAGGCACATGCTGATTTCAGAAGGCTACAATCCTGATGAATTTAAAGTATCAGAAATTCCTATATGCGGTGTTTACTATTTTGAAAAAGCCAATAAACCTTCGGGTACGGACTATTTTAGTGTGTTTATTAATGACCAAGGAAATATCGTTCCGCAATATTCTACAAAGAAATATGACAAGAACGGTTATAACACTTTCCCATGTCGGACTATCAAAGAAGCAATCGAGAAAAATGAGTGTTAAAAAGTCAGCTATCCGACGAAATAAAAAAACTACTCTAAGGGAAGAGTAGTAAAAAATGAGAATTTAATTTTTTGAATCATTAATACCGTGTTTTACAGCAAGTCTAATGACCCAATATAAACAAAAACCAATGAAAATGTACCAAACTAAACTGAAAAGCCACATTTCAATCACTCCTTTTTTTAAGTATATCATTCAATGTTAAAAGTAGACCATTAAAAATTTAACTATGGTAAAGAGAGGATGTGGCAACACAATTATTTCCGCAATCGTCAGCGATAGCAAACAGGAGGGATAAAATGATACCAAAATTTAGAGCGTGGGAACCAGATACGAAATTTATGAACGATCAAGTCCGAGTGACGAGTAACCGATTTGGCGATGGTGAGGTTTTGGTTGAGGCTACCGATGTTTTTGGTTGGATAGAAGTGAAACCAGAGTATCTCATGCAATCAACTGGCTTGAAAGACAAAAACGGCGTGGAGATTTTTGAAGGGGACGTTGGTTGGGATGCGCACTTTGAAGAATACGGGGAAGTAGTTTTTGAAAATGGTAGCTTCAGATATGAGTTTGGAAATATTTCTGAGGATTTATTTGAAGTAACAGACGACATTGAAATAGTTGGTAACATTTACGAGAACCCAGAACTTTTGGAGCAAGCCAATGAAAACTAGCCAAGCAATCATCTTAGTGCTGCTGACGATCGCAGGCTTGAGTTGGTTATCCTATACAATAGTGGACCAACCGAAAAGGAGCAAGATTATGGAGGAAGCTATTTTATGGAACAAGATGGCTTTGATCATCGAAGTGATCGTCACAGAGCAGTTAAAAGAGATCGAAAGTAAAGCAAAGTAAAAAGCATTAAGCAATCGCCCAATGCCCCTAAAATAATGATTTTGTCCCCGCCAAGGTAACTTCATTATACCAAATAAAGGGGCGATTGAACAATGATGCTATTACTAAGAGAAGTTGATTTCTCGCAAACGAGAAAGAATGCACGATATGTTTTGAAGAACTACCGTCGGTTGGAGCGGATTGCAGGTCGTTCAAAGATCGATGTCCGCTCACCGATTATTACTGATATGCCTAGAACACCTAGTAATGGAAACAAGTCCGAGGATGCTTTTATTCAAAGATTGGATGCAGAAACAGAAAGAGATGCGATCATTGTGGCACTGATGGCTTTGAAGCTAACGAGCAGACAGATACTTCATTATAGCTTCTGCTTACAAGATCAGTATTCTAATTTACGGATCGCAGATGAGATGGGCTATTCAGTTCGGCAAATTGAGCGAATGAAATCAGATGCATTGGTTGAATTTGCTGAAAGCTATCGTCGTGGCAAGCTTGTCGCTTATCGTTGAAAAATGGCGGTTTTTTGGCGGTCTAATGGCGGTTTAGTGCAAATAATCCATAGTAAGATAGTATTATAAATTATTGTAAATAACAGGGCGCACTCCTTTAAGATATGTTGGCAGACCTCCTTTCTGAAAATTATTCCCAGCGCCCTGTATTTAACTAAGACGGCGACAAAAAAACTATTATGAATGGAGTTGAACACACTCCTTATCTTCATTCGCTAGCCGTCTTTTTCAGGAATTGGCTCAGTTTGGTAGAGTATCAGATTTTTAATCTGAAGGTCGTAGGTTCAAGTCCTACATTCCTGATTGGGAGTTGTCAATTAGATTGCTCACATGATCTTTGGTGCTTCCTACTAAACAGCCATTTAAGGCTGTTTTTTTATTCTTGCTTGTCTGAAAGATGATATAATAGAAAAAAATAATCATAAAGGGGGATATATGAAAGATTATATTTTACCAATTTTCACATTTCTAGTAGGCGTCGTGCCTTCAGTTCTGCTGTTTTTTGGTGTTCCTAATATTATTTCGAATTACATCAAATCAAGGTGGGACAAAAAACTAGATACTCTGAAAGCGGATCAAGAAAAAGAGTTACAAAAAGAATTAGAGGATATCAGATATGATAATTCTTTACGAATTAGTGAGATACAGCATGAATTTCAAACAAAGTACCAGCAATTAGAACATGAATTCTCTATAAAATTTGAAACAATGAAAAAAGAGTATGATGTTCTTCCTGTTTTATATGAAAAGATTGTTACTGCTTTTGAGTACTATAGATTTAACTATAAAGGTGGAAAAATAACGAATGATATATTACGGTATATAGCAGATGCAAAAAATTATACAACTTTAAATAAGTTTTTCATCTCTAAAAATATATTTGATAAAGCTAAAGAATGTGAAGGAGCGATTTTTGATTACCTTAGTGCTAAAAGCAGCTATAAAGAAACGTCACCTTTAAGCAAAGATCATTCAGAAGCAAAGACAAAGCAATTAGAAATTACTGTTGATTCTTTAATTGATGAACTTGAAGTTATGATTCAGAATAAACTTGATTTGTCTGACCGTACTTGAAATCTTATATATGGTTAAAAAATCAAACACCTGACTAAAGTTAGGTGTTTTTTATTATGACTAAGGGGAGTTAATAACAATGATTCCTATTGTCAAAACCAAAGCGGATCGTGCTAGGTTTTATGGATCGACCAGGTGGCGCAATCTAAGGCAGCAAATACTTGAGAGAGATCACTATGAATGCCTATGGTGTAAAGCAGAAGGCAGACTGACAACACAGTATGATTCGATACTGGAAGTCGATCACATCAAAGAGTTAGAAACAAATCCAGAACTGGCGTTAGATCCAGACAACCTAAGAACGTTATGCAAGGACTGTCACAATAAGCGACACGATCGAATGAACTATCGTGGGCAACCAAAGAAAAGAAAGTGGGATGATGAATGGTGGTAAGTAAAGAAAAGTTATTAAAGCACTTAAATTATATAAGAGATAAAAAGATAAGGGGGGCAAAAAAATATCCAGGCGATCATCCTTATTTTAACGTATATTCTGCGGAGGCAGTCTTGATTGAAGAGATTATCGATTGGATTGTAATTGAACAAGAAAGCAATGTAACTGTTAACTTTTCTTCGAAGTTACATGAGGGATGGGAGAAGGCATTTAATCAAATTAAACAAACTACTAGTGAAAGTTTAAGGAGTTCTTTTATTGGATATGCAGCAGGTATTCATGCTCATCCTTACAAAGAACAAGGTGATGAAGACTACATGGATTATGGAAAGCAGTTTTTCGAAGGTGAGGTTTGGAAACAAAAGCGACAGGATATCTTGGATTCGAATAAACCATTAACTAAAGAAGATGTAAGCTTTGATTTAAACAGTAAAGTTCCCAAGCTTTACATCAAAGGTCAAGAGGTTGGGGTTGTATCAATGACGAATCACTATGTAACAAGCCACACATGGGATGAAGGAACCAATGTGATTACATTTATTTATGTGACTAATGATGATCCTAAACAGAAAGTATTATCTATTGATCAAATCACTGGGGAGGTAATGAGTCAATGAGTAAAGACATATCTGCAACTACAAAGAGCCAAGTGAAATTCTTGAACGAAACACTTCAAAGATTAGATTCATTTACACGAGCGGTTGCCAACGGAGAAATAATCATGGAAGATGCAATGTTTCAAGATGAACATAGTGCACCAACGATTGATGAAGCTGGTGGCCGGAACATCTATATGCGAATCGATTATCACTTAGGTGAACATGATGCAGAATGAATGGTGAGAAATCTCTAAATTGGGATAGCTCACCACTTCTATTTTAAAACGTTGATATATAAGACCCCCGGTCGAAAAGTTTTGTATCAAATCCCCACTTGAGGGAACCGGTGGGAGGGGGCAACTAGAAAGAAAAATGCTCTTTTCACACGTGACCCCCCTCCCCCTAGCAGGTTGCATGAAAGAAGGTGAGAAAATGAGCAAACTAGAGGAGCGTGATCGTCTTGTAAAAAAAGAAAAGAATCGGTTAAAAAGATTGTTCAAAGGTATTCCAAAAAATAAACTTGATACTGTCGAGGGGTTGATTATTCAAGCTTCTAGACTAAGGGTTTTGTTAGATGAAATGTGGATCGATATTTCAGAAAATGGCGATGTCGAAATGTTTAGCCAATCAGAAAAACAGGAGCCATATGAGCGTGAACGCCCGATAGCAAAGCTTTTTAACTCACGAGATTTAAGTTATCAACGAATTATGAAACAGCTAACTGATTTGATTCCTCCTGAAAAAGATGGAGGTGGAGAGTTTGATGACGGCAGTGATTTACTATGATTAAAGCGAGATATTTCGAAGAATATAAACGACTTACTTCTTCTGGAGAATTTGTTGTTTGTAAAGAACAATTATTGCTAATTAAATATTTGGAAACAAAAATATTGAGCCGTGATGACGTCTATATTGATGAAAAAAAACTAGAAAATTATATTAAATTTACGGAAAAAAACTTTTTTCCGTTAGCAATATATCAAAAATTTATTGCGACTTTTGTTTTTATGTATTGGAAAAATGTGGATCGTGTTGTATTCCGAGAGTTTTTAATTACTATTGCCCGTGGAGCTGGGAAAAATGGTTTTCTATCTTCTCTAGGTGCTTTTTTTATTTCTCCATTACATGGTATACCTGGATATAATGCCACTATTACCGCTAACTCGGAGGATCAAGCAAAGATGTCCTTTGATGAGGTGTTTACTACAATTCATTCTAAAGGATTAGAAAAGCATTTTGATCCGAAAAAGTCTGTAATTACCGGTAAGAAAATGGCTGCCGAATTTAAGTTTCGAACAAATAATCCCAAAACGATGGACAGCGCACGAGATGGCTGTCTATTTTTTGATGAAATACACGGCTTTGTTAATAATAATCCAGTTAAAGTACAACGATCTGGACTAGGGAAAATCAAACATGCTAGAACTTGGTATTTTGGAACAAACGGATACATCCGAGAAGGCTTTTATGATAAGCAAATTGAGCGGTCAATGAAAATACTTGAGGGAAAAACGGATAGAATCGGATATTTTCCTTTCATTTGCAAACTTGATTCGATTGACGAACTAGACAGTATGGCAATGTGGCCAAAAGCGAACCCAATGTTTAATGAAAAAACAGAATATGCTCAACAGATTTTCGAAGAAGTAAAAGAAGATTATTTTGATCTGGAAGAAGAACCTAGTGGACGCCAAGAATTTGTTATAAAGCGAATGAACTTTACAGAAGGTAATGACGAACGTGATGTCACCACTCAAGAAAAGTTGCTTGCTACAAATCAGCCGCTACCAGATCTTTCAGGGCGGTCTTGTGTTGCTGGATTTGATTATGCCAGCATACGAGATTTTGTTAGTGTAGGGCTCTTATTTAAAGTTGATGAAAAGTTCATTTGGATCCAAAAGAGTTTTGCCCGAAAAAGATTTCTAGATGCATTCAAACTGAAAGCGCCAATAAACGACTGGGAACAACAGGGACTAATTAAGGTGGTTGATGAGCCGTCTATCGACCCACAACACATTATCGATTGGTTAAACGAACAAAGGAAGCTCTATTCAATCGATTTAGTTGTCGCAGATGGTTTTCGAATAGATTTACTAAAACCGTTGCTAGAAAAAAACAACTATCAATTTGAGTTCTTGAGAAACCCAAAAGGTGTGCAAGCAAAAGTTGCGCCGATTATTGAAGATGGATTTGCAAACGAGCGGTTCATTTTTGGTGATAGTCCGATTATGCGTTGGTACACGCATAACACGTTTGTAAAGGAAGATAATTCTGGCAATCGAATTTTTCTAAAGAAAGAATCTGTTAGAAGAAAAACCGACGGATTTCACGCATTTCTTGCGGCTTTATATAAAAGAGAGGAAATAACTGATTTCAATTACGAAGAAGCTTTCGATATGCTGGATGAACTTGACTTTTAAGGGGGTGATCAGTTATGGATGAACAAATCACTTTAAAAATTAAATTGCGATTGCGCTTTTACATTCGTATTTTTTTCATAAAGTTATTATGGGTCTTTTTACCGTCTAAAGGACAAGGAAGCTATGAGCGATTTTTAGACTATCTAGAAAATAATTTGGACTCGTATATAAAGGTGTACCAAGTATAATCTAGTGAATCTAATGGAGAGGTGGTGAAATTATGTGAGGTTATTTGATGTATTTAAGCGTTCTGTAAAAGAAGAAGAACCGAGCGACTGGATACCTGATTTTGTCGTAGGGGACGAAAGCGCAACACGATCATACCTTAAAGTGATGGCAAAAAATACCGTGCTCGATTTTGTTGCAAGGACGATGTCGACATTGGAAGTTAAATTCAAAAATAAAGACGGAACTGCGAACTGGGAATATATTCTGAATGTCCGTCCCAATAAAGATATGTCTGCGGCTTCTTTTTGGGAGAAGTTTTTTTATCGTCTCTTGGATGATAATGAAGTCTTGGTGATCTTTACAGACGACAATCAATTATTAATTGCGGATGATTTTACCCGCAAAGAGTATGCAGTATTTGATGATGTGTTTTCAAATGTCAGAGTTAAAAATTATGTTTTTCAGCGATCTTTTTCTATGTCTGATGTAATCTACCTTTCCTATAACAATGAAGAACTCGATCGATTTACAAAAGGCTTATTTCAAGACTATAGCGAGCTTTTTGGCCGCATTTTGGAAGTAGCAATGCGAAATAATCAAATTCGCGGTGCTGTTTCAGTTGAGGCGGTGGGATCTGCTAATGAAGACGAGGATCAAAATGGGAAAACCAGAACACAAAGGACACAAGCATATCTTGATAAGGTATATAATTCATTCAAAACAAAATCAGTAGCCATTGTAGCAAAAATGAAAGGTTTTGAATATGAAGAATACACTAACAAACAAGGAGTATCTAATCAATCGCTAGATGAACTAAATAAGATGAAGTCGTCTCTTGTTGATGACATTGCTAACGCCATAGGAGTTCCTACGGCGCTTATTTATGGTGAAAAGTCAGAATTAGATTCCAATATCAAAGCTTTCAGGAAACTATGTATTGCCCCATTAATCAAAAAGCTTCAGGACGAACTAACTGCCAAAATACTCTCTCGTCAAGAATATTCTAATGGCGAGCGCATCAAGGTAGTTAAAGTTTTACCTAAAGATCTACTTGAGTATGCAACTCAGATTGACAAGGTCACATCTGGAGGCGCTTTTGAAATTGACGAGGTAAGAGAAGCTGTTGACTATGATGAATTACCTAATAATGAAGGGAAAAGAAGGATATTAACCAAGAACTACGAGGAATCAGTGGAAGGAGGTGAGAAGGGGAATGACAGTAAAGATTTCAATTAAAGGTCCGATTATTTCGTCTGCAGAAAAGTGGATTTACGACTACTTCGAAGAGGAGGCAACATGCGCGAAAGATATTCGAGAAGCTTTGCCACAAACAGGAGAAGATATTGAAGTAACTATCAATTCTTATGGTGGGTATGTAGATCAGGGAGCAGAAATTTACACGATGTTAAAAGCTTATCCGGGTAAAGTGTCCATTAATGTGGTAGCTGCATACAGCGCTGCTAGTGTAATTGCTATGGCAGGTAACCCAACTCGTATTAGCCCAGTTGGTCGAATTATGATCCATAACGCTTCAGCTGAAAACTGGGGAGATTATCGGGATATGGATAGGATGAGCGATGTTTTGAAAAATGCGAATCAATCCATGGTTGGAGCCTATGTTCAAAAGACAGGACTGACCAAAGAAGACATTCTTCAAAAAATGGATAAAGAATTGTGGTTAACAGCGGAAGAAGCTGTTTCTCTTGGGTTTGCAGATGAAATTATGTTCAGTGGAGATAATGCTACTAAATTAGTTGCTTCGGGAACTACTGCAAATATGATTCCAAGAAATGTTATTGAAAAAACGAAGCAATTTTTAATCTCTAAAGATCAAAAAAATGAATCGACGAAATCTGAAACAAACGATATTCAAGCGATTGTAGAGGCGGCCGTTTCAAAAGCGATGTCAGAGTTTAAAACATCAATCGAGGAGAAACAGTTACCAAAAGGATCAAATATTATATCCAACAAAAAAACAAAATCATTAATCGCACGATTGCGAAAAGGAGAATAAAAATATGTTGAAAATTACTGATAAAACAGCAGATGCCAAGAAAGTTTTTAACGCTATGTCTGCCAAAGAAGATGCAACACCAGAAGAAATCAACGCCTCTTTAGAAGCCTATGTAACTGCTATTGCGGAAGATGCGGGGAAACAGGTTCGCGCGGAGTATGAAGAACTGAAAAACGTTACTGACAATCAAATTCTTCAAGCTCGAGGCATTCCAGTATTGACTGCAGAGGAAACAAAGTTTTATAACGAAGTTTCTAAAGAAGGTGGTTTTGATTCTGATTTGACGTGGCCAGAAACAATCTTTGAACGTATTTTTGAAGATATTCAAAAAGAACACCCTATTTTAAAATTAGTTAACTTCACTCCAACCGTTGGTTTGACAAAAACGATTCGCTCTCGTCGTAAAGGGGTGGCAGTTTTTGGTCCGTTGCATAAAGATATTGAAGGCCAACTAGATGCTGAGTTTGGCGTTTCTGAGACGACTCAGCTTGCATTAACAGCATTCTTTTTGATTTCTAAGGATACATTGACTTTAGGTGCACGTTGGATCAATCGATACGTCCGACTTTGTTTAGGTGAAGCAGTGAAAGATGTTTGGGCAGAAAAAATCATTACTGGAAGTGGTAAAAATGAGCCTGTCGGGTTATTAAAAAATACTGAAGGTGCGCTAGATCCAACAACTGGTTTACCGGACAAAGATGCGGCAGGCACTTTAACATTTAAAGATTCGGATACCATTATTACTGAAATGGGCGACTTGATGGGTAAAATGTCTCGTCATGTTAAAAAGATTGGCGATGATGATGACAATGATGAAGAAGTGTCTCGTAAGATCAAAGGGAAAGTTAATTTGATTATCAATCCAGTAAACTATTGGAAAATCATGACGCGCATTACTACACAAAATGCCAACGGCGCTTTTGTAACAAACTTACCGTTTATCCCTGAAGATCGTATTATCGAATCAGAAGATGTGCCCGACAACAAATTGATTGCTTTTGTATCAGGCGAATATGATGCTACACAATCTCAGCCACAAAAAATCTATGAATATCATGAAACTTTTGCGATGAAGCGGGCAGTCCTGTATGCAATCGATATGCTGGGTAATGGAGAACCAGCAGATAATTATTCCGCTCAAGTCTATGATTTAGACTTAGATGATTCTTCGGGGAAGTAATTTCGCCACCTCCGGAGGGTCTAGATAAAGGAGATGAAGTGGCGGAGCCAACAGTTGAAGAATTGAAAGCAATACTTGATGAAAAAGGAGTCGACTACGGACGAAAAAATAGTGTTAATGCGTTGCAAAAATTACTCGAGGTGGATGCCGATGGATGATCAAACATATATTGATGAGTTCAAAGCACGCTCTCGCATTTTTCATTCCTCAGAAGACAAAGATATCGGCAAGCAATTAGAAAGCGGATTTGCCGATATCAAGTCAATAATTGGAGAATTTGATCCTAAGACTTATCATAAAGGGAGAGAATTAGTATTCGAGCGGACACGTTATCTACGCAATGAATCACTCGAATATTTCTATGGAAACTTCCAAACAATGATCATGGATGCCTCTATTGATTTGGCAGGTGTTAGAGATGCCGATTAATCCAAATTATAAGAAACCGAAGATAGTAGCTGGTGAATTAAATACACCAGTTACTTTTTTTGAGTACGTTCCATCTTCTGGACCTGATCCAGGGAATGAAAAGAAAAAAACACTCTTTCAATGTACTGCGCTGCTTTATAAACCCTCGATGAAAGATCGTGAGATTTTGAATGGTCTCGGAACTAGCGAAGGTATTACGATCAAAATTCGCGACCCCTTTACAGATTATCTTGCAACGAATAAACACAAGGTATTAATTGAGGATTACCGATACAAAGATAAGGTCTGGGAAGTGAAAGATGTATCTTATGATTTTGAGAACAACAACTTCGTCAAAGTGATTTTGGGGGCTACTTCATGAGAACGAGTGTTGAAGGTGTAGAGCAACTACTTAAAAACATGGAAAACAAACTTGGAAAAAGTAAGACAAATCGAGTGGTAAACAAAGCGTTAAGAAATGCCGGCGAAAAAAATAAAACGATTGTTAAAGAAGCTATGTCGGGACATAGGGATACAGGCTTGACTTATGATTTGGTCGTCTCATCAAATGTGAAGAACAATCCAAAGCGAGTTGAAACAGGTTGGGCCAGCAAAACACGTGCGCCACTAGTGCATTTGAGTGAGTTTGGTTATACGCGTTTCGGTCGTTATGTTCGCCCCCAAGGGATGGGAAAGCTGCAGGGAGCAGTTGACGAGATCGAGAAAACCTCTCTTGTAGGAGTTAGAGAAGATTTGGGGGAATTTTTGCAATGAAAGACATGATGATTCAAATCTATGATCGATTACTGACAAACCAAACAATCTTGGAAAAGGTCGGAAAAGAAGGCATCAAGTTTTATGAATTGCCCGAAACATTCGACACGACCAAACCATTTATTATCGTTGATGTTTTGGCACCAGCAACGAACGCCTATCGTGGGTCAAACAAAGTGTTGTCACAACAACTTACGTATCAGCTAAACGTTGAATCAACGGATCGCTTGCTAACTAAAGAGCTTGCTCGATCAGTTCGAGATTCTATGTGCGATTTTGGCTTCGGTCAACTAACCGGCGGATTAGATCGCTACTTTAGCGACACAAAAAGATTTGTAGATGCACGCCGCTATCGCATAAATACAAAAATATATGAAACAGAATTTTAGGAGGAAAACATATGATTACTTATGGATTTAGCAGAATGACAATTTTGAAATTAACCAATGATTTAGTGCCGGAAGTCGGGGCTGAGAAAGTGGTTATCGAGGGAGCTTCTGGAAAAGGGGCAACATCATCTTTTGATCTAACTGGCTTGGCAAAAACACCAAGCAAGGTGTTTGGTTCTAATATTGCTTACTTTTTAGCACGTAAAGGTTACGGCGATGTTGCGGCTAATTTCGGGATTTTGGATGTCCCCTACGAATTAGATCATGAGATGGCAGGTCATCAACAAACCGCTGGTGGTGTGCGGTTGTTAGGCAAAGACACTGAGCCACCACATTATGCGATTTTGGTAGAATCCGAGGATTATGAATCAGGGGACAAAGTAGGTTTTGGTATTTTTGCAGGTACATTCGGTCGAGGGGCTTATGCGGTCAATACAATTGGGGATGATGATTTCACACCCGAAGCAGACGACTATGTTTGCACGCCAATCGCAAAAGAAATTGATGGTGTAGAAGCGCCACAAATTGTAGGTTTCGCATTGGGGGACAAAGAATTTACTGAGTTGAACACTTTGTTATTTGGAAAGTCTACTGATTCTGAACCCACAAGAGCGAATGTAAGAGCAACGGATAAAAAATAATCAGAGCAAGGCTAGTCAAGGGGCTAGCCTTTTTCTTTAAAAAATGGAGGATAGAACATGACAGATCGCATAATTAAATTACGTATTAGAGATTCAAAGGGTGATGTCCAAGAATATTTCCAAGATTTCGTTCCATATTCGAAGCGACTTGATTTTATTCGAAAAGAACGTGAATTGGAAAATAGAACGGATGACAAAGGTAAACAAATTGCAACGACTTTGGATGAATATCTTGAACTCCAAGCAGAATTTGTCGCGGGGTTATTCGATGATAAGCGTGTAACTAAAAAAGCAATTATGGACGGTGTTGACACTACTGACGATACGCTTAGCGAAATCATTAAGTATCGTGTCCTAAGACATACTAACCCTGATGAACAAGTAAAAAAGATTCTGGAAAAATCGGGTGGGGGGAATACTACGAATTAAACGTAAGTTTTGTTCGCGATTTAATTTCTGCAATACCCGGTATGACTGTAAGAGACATTATGAACACCGATTGTTTGGATGTTGATGAAATACTGCTAACCCAATCAGTAAAGCAAAAGTCCAATAAAGATGTGAAACCATTGAGTGATTTAGTAAATAGCATGCGAGGTGAGTAATTTATGGTTGGATCCAATCCAATAGGAAATATGGTCATTAAATTGAGTTTAGATGATGCTGATTTTGGGAAAGGTGTTGCAAACTCAAAAAAACAAATCAAATATTTGTCGAAGGAAATGCAAGCCAATACAAAAATTGCTGACCTCGCAGATAATACGATTGGCAAACTTGGTGCTCAACACACCGGTCTAAGTAAAATAATTGAAGCACAAGAAAAGCAAGTAAATGCTCTTAAAGTAGCTTATGATGAGTCCTTCGTAGACGGAAAACCAACAGAATCGACGAAGCGACTCGCTACACAGTTACAAGATGCGAATGGCAAACTAGCAAACTACAAGCTCCAACTCAACGCTACTGAAAAAGCGATGATGATGTATTCTCAAGAAGCAGAGAATGCGGAGAAAAACATAGCATTTCTTACTAAGGAAATGGATCTCAATGCTCAGATGGCTTCGTTAAGTGGCAAAAATTCTCAAGTGTTAGCTGCTAACTATGATGGTCTTAGTAAGATTATTGTAGAACAAGCGAATCACGTGAATGCATTAGCGCAGGCGTACGACAATTCCTTTGTAGATGGTAAGCCAACAGAAGCAACAAAAGAGCTATCTCTAAAGCTGAAAGAATCGCAGATTGAACTTGCTAAAACCGCTGGTGCGGTTGCAGAGCTAGAAGTCAAAACACAAGGACTCACAGGAGGTATCTATAAAGCCAGTGAATCTATGATTTCCGCAGGAGATAAGATGTCTTCTGTCGGCGGGAAGATGACTAAATCTGTAACGATACCAATCGCAGGTGCCGTGGCAGCAGTAACAGCTGCAGCGATGTCGTGGGAAACGGATTTCGCAAGTGTAATGAAAACTAATGATGAAGTTGTTGACTCTACAGGTAAAGTCATATATTCCTACGATGAGTTAGAAGCAGGTTTGCGTGGATTAACAAATACATACCACTCCAGTCATTCTAAAATTGCTGGCGTTGCAGAAGCAGCTGGACAACTGGGTATTGAAACTCAAAATGTAGTTGATTTCACAGAAACCATGATTATGTTGGGAGAGACTACAGTCTTTAGTGCCGAAGATGCTTCATTCGCACTAGCACGTTTAGCTAATATTACTGGCATGCCTCAAACTGAATTTAGAAATCTCGGCTCATCTTTAGTTGAATTAGGCAATAATTTTGCTGCAACAGAAGCTGAAATAGGAAACATGGCAATGAATTTAGCCGCTGCGGGTACTCAAGTAGGGATGACCGAAGGTGAAATTTTGGGTTTTGCCGCAGCACTATCGTCTGTTGGTATTGAAGCACAAGCTGGAGGGACTGCATTTTCGAAAGTTATGATTGAGATGCAGTTGGCCACGGAGACTGGAATTGGAGCTTTTGATGAATTGAAAGCTCACGCGGATGACCAAGGAGTTTCATGGGAGCAATTGACATTAGCTGTACGTAATGGCGGCAAAGAGCTAACAGATGTTTCTAATCAAATGGGCTTCACCTCAGCAGAGCTTAGAAAAATGTATAAAGAAGCAGACAAGTCTAAAACGAGTTTGGAAGAATTTGCAGAAGTTGCCGGAATGACAAATGAACAGTTTGCACAGCTATTTAAAGAAAATCCAGCCGAAGCAATCATGGAATTCGTGGTTGGTTTGTCAAAGGCGGAAGAGCAAGGAAGCTCAACGATTAAAGTCCTTGATGATATGGGAATTAGTGAAGTGCGTTTGCGTGATGCGCTATTACGTGGAGCAAATGCATCGGATCTATTTTCTGATTCTATTCGAATGGGAAACCAAGCCTTCTCAGAAGGAACAGCGTTGTCAGATGAATATGCGATTCGCCAAGAAACGACTGCTCATAAATTGGGCGTTTTAAAAAATCAAGCCAAAGATGTAGCTATCACCCTTGGTGGTCCATTCTTGGATGCGCTAAATGAGGGTGTGATTGCGGCTAAGCCTCTTATTGAAAAGGTCGGCGAGTTAGCACAAGCTTTTGCAGATGCAGATCCCAAGACGCAACAAACGATTGTTACATTATTAGGGGTTATCGCCGTTGCGGGACCTCTATTAGCAGTTACTGGAAAGTTGACTTCGAGCGTTGGAGGATTAGGCAAATCATTTGTTGATCTTATGGCGAACATGAAGAAAAAATCCGCCATAGATGAGGCCACTGCAGCATTTGAAGCTGGGGACTTATCCGCTTCGGACTTCATGGTCACATTACTAACAGGAAAAACAACGGTATCACAATTTGGTGGAGCAGCTTCCACCGCAGCTGGCGCCAAAGGTGTTGGGGCTATGACCGGTGCTCTTGGAACTTTATCACCGGTTCTACTTGGCATCGTCGGAGTTGGGGGTGCTCTAGCGGTTGGTTACGGAGCGTGGAAGCTATTTGGTGAAGAAGCTTGGAACTCTAGCCAACGTGTTAAAACTTGGGGAACGGAAGTTGATGAAACCACAGCTAAAACTTTAGGAATAATCCAAGATAACACACAAGAAGCCACCGGGCAGTTCTCATTACTTGAGCAAGGAATTGAAACTGATACAGAAAAAATGATCGATAACTTTGAGCGTATTGGTGCGACTATCGAAAGTGAGCTAACTGGAAGGATTGAAGCGTTCAGAGAAGCTTTAGATATGTTACCCGACGAGGTAAAAGGACCAGCGGAAGAAATAATAGCTGAATCTGAAAAAAGAGCAGAGCAGGCGCTAGCAATAGTTGAGGATAACAATCGCCGGATACTGGATATTAGAAAAAAATATGTTGATGAAGAAGGCGAGGTAACGATCCAAGGGGCAAAAATGATTCAAGACTTGATGCGACAGAGCACACAAGAATACTTGAATATCACGATTGAAGATGCGGATGCCCGAAAAGAAGTAATGAATGCCTTAAGCGGAGATGTTGAAACAGCAACTCAAGAGCAGGCACAAGCTTGGATGCAATCTTTAGGAAAACAAAGACAAGCTACAAAAGAGTCATATACCCAGCAATTGAATGACTTTAAGTCGTATTTAGATGACAAAGGGATTTTGCATACGCAAGAGGGACAACAATTAGTAGAACTTTTTGAGCAAGCTCGAGATGATTCAACTAAAGCCATCGACACTCAAATAGATATCATAACTCAAAAATATCCCGAACTACTGGAAATTATCTATGCTGGTAACGGTCAATTCATATCAGAAATGGGTGAAGCTGGCGCGCATGCTATCGCAGAGAACGAAAAAATTGTTGCTAATGCACAGAGGATGTCTGCGAAGCTTGCTGAAAATGCAAGAAAAAATGCGGAAATAGTTGCATGGACTGCGGATGAAGGGACTAAAGCAGGGGAGATTTGGAATGGTCTGCAACTACTTGATAAAGAAGGGAATATAAAAACCAATGCAAACGAAATAGTTATCGAAGCAACCAAAGACGTTCAAACGTGGAATGATATGAAATTAGCGATCCATGATGCCAATCTCGATAGTAATGCAAGGCGCGTTATCGGGGAAGCAGCAATTGTTAACAAGCGTTGGGACGGCATGGCTTTTGGGGATAAGAAAGCTATCTTAGAGGATGAGTTTTCAATAACTATTTACGAGGCATTAAGATCTTCTGGAAAATGGCAAGAAATGGAGATTGAAGAAAAAACTGCGTTCCTATACTCAAATTCGGAAGAGACAATGCGAGAGACGCTCATATCTTTAGAATTATGGGACGATTTGAAATGGGAAGAAAAAGCAGCGCTTCTCGATACGAATGCACCTGATTCTGTAAGGGAGGCGATGGTAAGTAGCGGACTTTGGGACAACCTAACTTGGGAAGAACAAAGAGCAATTCTAGAAACAAACGTAACTGAGGTAACAATTCGGGCACTTGAGGAAAATGGAAAATGGCAAGAAATGTCATGGGAAGAAAAACTTATGGTAGTAAATTCCAATACACCAGAAAAAGTAGCTTCCGCGTTATTTGACTTAGGATTATGGCAAGAATTTTTACCAGAAATAAAAGAATTAGGCGCTCAAAACTTTGATTTGTTAGACACTATCAGTACTTCTGAGTCTGCTATTAATGAATACAACGGTCTGGATCCAGAAGTTAAAAAGTTGCTTGGTGAAGATCCGGTATCGCTAACAGTATCACAAGCACAGAAAATCTTGGAAACTTATAATGGTGTAGGGCCTGACTTGAAAAGGCTGCTGGGGGAGAATACAGTAGCTAATAGGGTCATCGAAGACTCTCATAGAAAGTTGGACAGTTATAATAGAGAGAATGTTGCACCTAAACATTTACACGCTACTGCTGATTACAGTGAAGTGGTACGTGCTCAAGAAGAAATATCTCGAGTTGTAGACAAAACCGTTAGAATCGATGTCGTGTACGATGGTCGACGCACAGGTCAGCATGCTACAGCTGCTACTGGGCTTAATTATCACAGAGGTGGACCATTGCTTGTAAACGATCAGATCGGTCCTCTCTATAAAGAATTAGTTGAGTATCCTGATGGAACATCATTTATACCAGAAGGACGGAATGTAATGCTTGATGCGCCGATTGGAACTAAAGTACATCGGGCAAGTATCACCCAAGCGTTAGCGCCACAATACAACGATGAATTTGGAGTTCCAGAAGATTCGACAATGGTTAAGAATCTTCGTTTTATAGGTAATCACTCAGCTGTAAATACAGCATATTCAAGTACAGATACAAGCGTTATGGAAAGTAAGCTGGATCGAATGATTTTGCTTTTAGAAAAAATTAGTCGAAGACCCATTCAAAATGGACCTTCAGGATCTGCAAGTGGAGTGGTCAGTGCTATTGATGATGTGGTTGGAAAAGAAATAAGTAAGCTATTAGGAAATAGGGGGTTAGGCCATGTTTTATAGTGTTTGTTTGGATCAAGGGCACGGTTGGTTTGATCCTCAAATAAAACGCAAAATCGTTTTTAAGAATATTCGTAGACAAAAGCCAATCTATGAAGTTGAATACGAAACCTTTTCAGGATCCAACGGGTCACGTGAGGTTAACTCAGCATATAGACCGTTTATGCTAATGTTTGAAATTGATATTTTTTTTGATAACGAACATGAGCGAGAGTTAATGGATATTGAGTTGAGTAAGTTGTTCTTTATTAATAAACCTTATTATATCCGATATGATTTGGCACCGGGACTACGTTTTTTAGTCAATCCTGTAGAGTTAGATGTTATAGAAACAGACAGTAGCTATCAAACGTACTCTATTGGGTTAAATGTTTTTCGTGGATATGCTGAATCAATTGCTTCAAGCCTAGAAGATTTTTCTTTAGAATCAACTTGGCAATTTTCACAAGGTTTAGCATCTGAGAATTATAGCTACACGCACGATACTAGTAGATTTATAATTTTTAATGCGGGAGATTTCACAGTAGATCCTCGGGAGCATGATTTGCGAATCAAAGTTGAAGGTGAAAGCGATGGTCAACTAAATATATTTAATCGTACTACAGGTGAACGGTTTATCTATCATCCTGAATTTAGCACAAGACGTGGTGATTGGATTGAATTAGATGGTGTATACCCGAAAAGGAACGGTGTCAATCGAGGCATTGATACGAATCATGCATTGATTAGGTTAGTACCTGGCATAAACGATATCGAACTTCAGAATATAAGCCGCGTGCGATCAGAGTGGGATTTCCGCTTTTTGTATAAGTAGGTGAAACCATGGCAGATTTAATTATACGAAATTATGAACAAACAGAAGAAGAGCTTCTTGTCGATTATGACAAGGGCTCTTTCTTCGAAAATTGGCAAGAAAGCGAAACGTGGGAACTTTCTTTAACAGTCAGACTTAATGAGCAAAACAAAGTTTCATATGATCTTGTTACTTTTGAAAGTTCGATTATATATCAAGGTCAAGAATTTATTATAAAGCAACTGACAGATGGCGGAGAAGGAGCCTTTTTATTTAAGTCAGTAGTTGCAACACACGTTTACTACTCGATTGCCGAGGGATATCAATACAATACAGTGACCGGTCGCCGTACAATGCGACAACTACTTACTCACGTTTTTGCAGCAGGTAATCGCGGATTTACTTGGAGTTTAATAGATCCAAATAATGTATTAGGTAGTCGAGACGTGGAAAACTTTGGAGATGACAGCTATCTAGGTCTGATTAATAAGTTGTTGTCAGATTTTGGAGCAGTCGTGATTCCTGATAATAAACACCTCACGTTTTATCCTTCTGGGAATTACGGTCAAAAAACAGAGCAGCAAATACGATATAAGCACAACACTGACGATGTGCGGTTCGATATTGACACGTTGAATTTACGAACGCAGATTAGAGGGTTTGGAGGTACAGACGATGACGACAGGGAATATTTTTCGCCTATCACATACACGTCTCTCGAATCGGCAAAATGGGGTATCAGAATTCAACAGCCAGTGAGAGACGAGCGCTATCAGGTTGCTGCAAACATGCGAGAAAGATTGATTCGTGAGTTACAAGATCAACCATCTATATCAGGTGTTGTAAATCTGAAATGGGCTGTTGAAATCGATAAAGGTGATTTTGTGCCTTTTATCTATGAACCGCTCAACATCAATACCTATATCCAAGTGGTGGGGTACAAAAAATACCCTGCATTGCCTAATAAACCACCTGAGATAGTGCTATCTAACACTAAAAAGACAATGACCAGTATACTTGCAAAATTAATTCAAAGGAGGTTGATCTAGTGGGATTTTTAAAATTAGTGACAAACCGTATCGGCTTGGAATGGAAGAAAGCATTTAACCATAACGCCGATGAAACAGAACGAGAAATAAGCCGTCTCGATCAAAAAGATAAATACCTCGAAGCAAGATTTAGTAATACAGTACTAAAAGCAGGCGGCAACTCACCGAATGAGGTGATCGATGCACGTGTTAACTGGAGAGGGGATACATTTTTAACGCTACAAGAGCGATTAATCGCCGGAGAGGAATTGTCAGCACAAGAAAGGCAAGAATTAGTATCTAAAATCGAGGATTTAAGCGATGGCTATGAGCAGCTACTTGAGGTGATCCAGATGCTTTACGGTGGATCTGGCGGAACCCAAGTGATTTACGTCTCTAAAGATGGGAACGACACAACAGGGGATGGGACAGAACGAAAGCCGTTCTTAACAGTTCAAGCAGCCGTCAACAGTCTACCACTGCTATCGACCACGCGCTTTAATATACGGATTGGAAGCGGAGCATATCTTGAAGATGTTACCGTTCGAGGTTTCAAGGCAGATAATATTGAAATCGTTGCAGAGAATAACTCATCTGTCAGCGCACTAACTGGGAACTTAAGTTGTTTTATTCGGTCGATCCAGTTTATTGATTGCAGTACCTATTGCCGTGTAAGAGGTATTCAGTCTACGGATATCGCAAACTCGCCGGGCTACTTCATCCGATTTGACCGAGTGAGCTATGGCGCTATTGATAATTGTCGGGCAACGGCTTCAACACTCGCACACGATTCTTACAATACGTTTCATTTTAGTGGTTGCTCGGGTAACGTGTATACCTCATGGGCAAGTCATCAACGTATGGTGATACGTGCCGAATTTACAGCAATGACTCGTCTGTCTGGAGATGTGGCCGGGAATAACAATACAGTTATATGTGGGGCACGGGGTGCAGTAATCTTTCGTGATACAGCAGCGTCGATCACAGGAACTACAATGGAACAACGATCGCTAGGGGGGCAAGTATTCTCATGACAGAAAAATCAACTATTCCTCGTTTGTTTCCAGATACCTTTTCGATTGGTCAGGTGGAGCTCACTGGGCAATACACGGGTCCGATTGTAAGAGGTCGATTATTTATCAACGATCAGCACGTGTCTTGGGGCGGAACATTTAACAACGGATTCTTTACCTATTATGTTGGTCCGGATCGTATCAAACGACACGACAAAGTCGAGTTAATCGGATATGACGCGGGCAATAACGAAATTGCGCGTGCAGTTGTTACGATCAAAGTTGAGACGGACAATGCGTTATTTAAGAAAAACGAATCTATGATTAGAATCCAAGCAGAACGTGTGGATCCAATCAGTACCAAGGTTGTATTTTTCTCGCATGATCGAGGGACTGCAAAAATGTATTTCAAGCTTGAAAAAGATGGCGCACCACAGCCATTATCAAACGGCACCGTCGTTCCAATCTGCTTAGAAGGCGGATCAGAAACAAGTGACATGGGACGTTTCCGGCACGTATATCATGCGGAGATCGAGGATGCTGCAGAAGGACTTGTGTCGATTATCCTTAAAAACAATATTCTTGGCCATCAAGGACGAGTGGACGGAAGCATTTACATCAAGCCGCCAAACGATCAGCAACTAGATACAGCTGGTCGATTTATTTTTCACATCGAACGAAGCCCGATCGACGACATGACCGAAAGCGTGTCTCAGTTTTATTACGAGGGATTCCACGAGATCTACGAGAAACTCGCAAATGCAAAGCAACAGGTCGAAGATGATTTGACTGAGATGAGTAAATCAGTAAAGGCGATGCTTGATGAAATCGAGGCAGAAGTCGATCGGTATAAAAAAGATGCGGAAGCTAAATTCACAGCGATCAATAACAACCTGACATCTTTAGCAGCAACCATCACGCAGTTAGAGAATCGACTGACAACTGTTAAAAAGGAGATCGAATCATTAGCCAATAGTCTTGAATATGGTGGACGGAATTATTTAAGTGATTCTGAGTCGCCCAAAATGCTCAACTACCTTGGTTCAGTGGTCACATATGAAGAAAGTCAGACGGTAGAGGAATGGAGAGCTTATAACGCGGTAAAACATATTGTTACAGGCGGGACCAATATCATCATGGGCACAATACGGGCTAATCGGTTGGTTTCTCCAAACGTGAGCTACGTTCATAGTATTTATATTGAAAATACCGGCACAACAAATGTTCGAGTTCAGAATAATTTGGGTGGAATTATCATTGTAACACCGGGAGAATCAAAGAGGATTGTTTTTCCGCCCGGCAGATCAGCTGTAGGTTCTGCATCAATGCAATTTGTATTTAGTCGCGATCGTGTAGAGGATGATTGCGAGTTCATCCTTTGGCGAGCGATGATTGCACAAGGGAATGTTGTGGGTGATTGGATACCAAATCCAGATGAGTTGGCTAAGCAAAGAGACTTCGCTTTAACTCAACAAAAAGTCCAAACACTCGAACAAAATACGATTCGCATCACGAATCAGTTTCCCGATCATGACTTTTCAAAACGGGTTCCCCAGCCTGTAGCTGAATCAGGGTTAACCGTGTCATACAATAATCAAGGAATCGTATTTAGTAACCCGACTACTAATCAAGGTCGAGTATATTGGGGGAGTCCACCACTGGGATTAACTGTAGGAAAAACATACAATGTGTCAATGTATGTGAACGCATCAGGATCCAGCCTAGGAAAAGATTTTATTGTAGGGACAAGCAACGGAGAAAACTTTGCTTTTCCTACAGTGGATATCGAACCTTTTTGGATACAAGGGACAATCGGTCTCACTCATTGGACTGCATTTTCAATCTGGTTGCCTCCTAATACAGCACTTCGGATTCGTGAACTATACATCTATGAAGCCAACACCAATATTACGACGGCTGAAATTGAGCGGTTGAAAAAAGATAACTCACTGCCAGCAATAAGTCCTACTTTCGATCCGAGGTTTATTAGTTACAGTGCAGATAATGGTATCTGGCATTGTCAGGTAGAAAGAACAGGAAATATTGTGGCACTAAGCGGGGCTATTGCGAACACCGAAGCGATTGCAACAACTGGAACCGAGAAAATACTCATGGCTAGGCTTCCCGTCGGGTACCGTCCAAAAAAGACAGTTAACAGGGTTATGGCCGGATCGGGGACAGCAATTTTTAACATGGAGATCGATCCAACTGGCGAAATCTATATGGCTCGTTATCGGGGAGCTACGACCAGTTTTACTTACGCTCCTATCGGGTTTGTAGGCGCATGGTTGAACGTCGGAACAACCTATCTCGGGGAGGATATGTGATGGACATTGAAAAATTTCTAATTGAATTACGAAAATCACACCAGCAAGGTGCTTTTACTGATTATGTAAAAGAGCACTGGCACGAAGCAGGTGCAATATGCGAAGAACATGGTGTCAAGTTAGATGATGTGAATATGATGGTCGCCGATGCAAAAGATGACACAGATTTTGCACTCGTCAAAAACAACGTAATCGAGGAGTTAGAAAGTTAAAAGGGTAGGTGACAGGATGGATTTTAGTACATTGACAATTACTGAGTTGATTGCAGTAATTTCATTTCTGTTTGGGATTTTATTTGGGATCGCTAAGTTTTACGCAGTATTTACTCGGCTAGATAATACTTTGGGAAAACTAGAAAAGGCGATAGCAAAGTTAGAAAAAACTCAGGTTGATTACGGAAAAGAACTAGCCACAATCAAAGCAGAAATAAAGCATATTTTTAAGCAGATTGGAGGAAGAAAATGAAAGGAATATTAATCGCAGCGTCAATCATTGCGCCTCTTGTAGTAGGAGCCACAGGATTGATCAAAACACAACTTAATAACTATCGAATCTTGCCAGTGATTAATGTGATCACTGGTATTTTATTAGGCATTTTGTTTGCGATGTCTTTTACACCGGATGAGATCATCTTGTATGCATGGGCCGGTTTTGTAGCTGGATTAGCTGCAGGTGGTTTGTTTGATCTTGGTGTCAGCGTGTTTGATCAGGACGATCATCACATAAATTACGGAGACGGTCAAAGTGAAACGGAACGAACGCATTACAAAACGGATTTAAAAGATGAGGAGTAGGCGATTGGCTGCTCTTTTTCTATACAAAATTTAGGAGGAAAACATTATGACAAAAATTGTAGATTTACGAGGCGATTCAAGAATTTTAGGGCCATCTAACCCGAATCGATCAGTAGCAGGTATCACAAAAATTGCTCGTCACCACTCAGCAACAGCGACCGGTGATGTTTGGGCATTTCAAAACCACTGGCGAGGAACTCTTGGCTGGGGCACTGGCGGCTATCACGAGATCATACTGAGAGATGGATCGGTTCAGTTGATCTATCGGGATAATGTAACGACCAATGGTGTGGGAAATCACAACAGCAAGACTTACCACATTTGTGTGGTGGGTAATGGCTCCTTTACTGCAGAACAAGAAAAAGCTTTTGATGAGCGTGCACGTGCAGCTATGCAGCGTTTTAATCTGAAAGTGGATGATGTTTTAGGTCATAATGAGTTTTCAGGACATGCATCAAATAGTTGTCCCGGTATCAACATGGCGACTGTTCGAAGCCGACTAAATGGCTCATCTGGATCAACACCAACGCCGAGTCCTAATCCTGCGCCTACCTACAAAGTAGAACTTTGGAACAAACGTCAGGTAGTGAGCACCGACGTACTAAATGTACGTGCTGCTCAAAATACGAACTCTCGTATAATTCGAACACTAAAGCGCGGGGCGCAATTTAACGCAACGAGAATTACTCGTAACGGTGAAAGTGTCAATGGCTTTACTACTTGGTTTGAAGTGGAAGGAGAGGGATGGGTATCTGGTGCATTAGTTACTGAGGTTTCAACTAGTAATAGCGCACCTGCAGCAGCGCCATCTGCTAACGTTTGGCATAGTCGTTCAGGAACGGTAACTGTAACTGCAGCTAAGGGAATCAATTTGCGAGGAACTTCTAGCGGAGATACAACTACACCGACTAATCTAGGCGTTCTTGCTTTGTTGGGACGTGATCAGCAAGTCAAATACGATCGTGTGTTAGTCCAACGTAATGGTCATGCCTTTGTACGTCAACCTCGCTCAGGTGGATTTGGTTGGTTAGCAATCGGACCAACAAAAGATGGCAGAGTGACATCCTATTGGGTAAACGGACTTAAAATTTAATCAAAAAAAACCGCTCAAAAAAATGGGCGGGTATACATAATTACCAAGGATAAAAAACCTATATTTTGAAATGAAAGTTATATAAATTGACGAAAAACGCTTGTAAACGTTTTGTTTTTAAAGTAGGATTATTATGCAACATGCATTAATAATAGAAGAGTACCAGAGCAGAAAGACTTGGGGAAGTTATCATGGGGAAGCCTTTTGATTATGCTCTAGTACTCTTCACCTTTTATTTTAACATTAATCAATAACATTGGGTATAATTGTTCAGAATGTCGTCAGTGTTATTTTTTTGCTAACTTATTTTACGTGCAGATATAAAGTAAAGCCCTCTTACTCAGAAACGAGTAGGAGGGCTTTTTGATAATTGTTCTTCACATGATAATAGATTGAGTTTATCTGGACTACTAAGTTAGATACCCAAACCCGGTGTTATATTTGCGTCAATCACATTATAAAAAGCATTTTGTGTATCAGCGATGTCCCAAACAGCTAGGATGATATGATAACCAATTCGGTCTTCTGGAATCGTAATGCTATGAGTTTCGCCGACAACAGGTAATGTACCATCATGGGGTACTTCAGCGATTTTCTCAAATGATGCTCGGTTAAGTGGCGCATCTGGGTCCCAACCTGGTTTTGTAATGTAATAGTGCCACTTTGTCGTACGATGCAAAGCAGTATAGGTCCAGTTTAGATCCAAGTTCCCCGTTTTAACTGATTGCTTCGTCCAACGATCGGTTCCTTGATCATCTAAAACAAAATCGTTGATCTGACCTAAACCACCTTCAGCAGAAGCGATTCTTCCGTCCCTTGGACCAGCCTCAGGGAATCCTTTTCTATATTCCAATGATTGAGGATTTGAAATGACATTTCCGTAAACCTGGTGGGCCGCATTCCAACCCCATTCCCTATTGTGCAATTGACCTTGAAAACCTCGACTGATTGGTGTGCTTACGTATCCATGAGCATGTGACTCTTTAGGAAAGGCCAAAAATACAACTGTACTAATGAGAGTGAGACAAGCGGCAGTAAAAATTGATTTCTTTGAAAACATACAAAAACCTCCTTAAAATTTGATTACGCTTACATTGTAATGTTTATTTTTTTTGATGTCGAATCGATAAATTCTGAACTATATGAATTTATCGATTTTTAATAACTGGTGTTTCGGTGTATAATTTAAGAGATATAGCAAAAAATTATTGTAAAACCTTTTACTTATCTTTGAGAAGAGGGGAACTCATTTAAATGAATGGTTAACTAAAAGTTAAAATAAACACTAATTTTAGAAATATGATAACCTTTATATAGATAATGATATGATCAATAATAATATTTTAGGTCTGGGAGATGGTTGTTATGGAATATCATGTATTAAAAAAAAACAATTCTAATTGGGGGCCAGTGGCTAAAGAAATAAACAAGGCTGATTGGAAAGCTGCTAAGTATTTAGCAAAAAAAATGGCTAACAACGAATTTCAAGATTGGGAAGGTATCGTTATAGCAGAAAGTGATAGTCGAATTGTGGGCTTCTGTTCGTTTGTCAGGGAAGATATCGTTGATTTAACATATAGTCCCTATATTGCAATAGTATATGTTGATCCATATTTTAGGGGCAATGGTATAAGCAAAGAGCTAGTGAGTATTGCAGAAGAACAATTACTAAAAGTGGGATTTCAAAGTATCTATATTGTTACGCAGCATGTAGGTCTTTATGAAAAATGGGGCTATTCTCAAATTGATAATGCAGAGGATAAGTTTGGAAGAACTATGAGAGTATTAAAAAAAATTTTAGCCCGATAGCTTCTACAATTAACGGAGTATAAGCTTTATTTTCTACTCTGACATTTTCAGTGCTCTCTTCCTCAAAGAGTGTGATTATTATATTAAAGCAAAATCTCTCATACTCAGAATCGAGAATGAGAGATTTGTTTTTGGTTTCTGTAACCTTAAGAGAAAATCATGTTTAATCTTAATGACTTAAAAATTCAATAAAATTACTACGCTTCAAGAAATTAGGATAAGGTGGTTAATTCTGCAAATAATATAAAATACCTCGTGTGTTTAATTAAATGTTAACCATTCTATCAGAAAACGCTTGAAAATATTTTGTTTTTAAAGTAGGGTTATTATGCAACATGCATTAAAATAGAAGAGTACTAGAGCAGAAAAACTTGGGGAAGTTATCGGGGAGAAGTCTTTGACTATGCTTCTAGTACTCTTCACATCTTATCTTAACATTAATCAATAGCTATGGATATAATTGTTCAGAAGGTTATTTTTACTAATTTGTTTTATGTAAAGTTAGAATAAGTTATATAGTTTGCTATAATCGGTTTTTTAGCGTAGGTTGGTTAAGCAACATGCATTAATCTAAGAAGAGTACTGGCACAGAAAACTTGGGGAAGTTTTTCTGGACTGCGACCAGTACTCTTCATATTTATTTTATCATTGTTCTTACTTAATAGATATTATTGTTCAGAAAATCGTCAAAGAATGCCTGATATTTTTCAGCAAATTATAATTGTATATTCATGACACATTTGAAATGCTTCTTACTAAATTAGAGGAATGGGCTTTTTCATTGCTTCAAATTCAATCATGATCTTCGTCTTGCTAAACACTGAATACTTCTTCACAACAAACTGCTTACGATCATTAAACTCTCAAGCAATCACAATCTACATTCCTTCGTCCTCATCAGCTAGAAAGTTCAAACTATGGGCAGCAATCAAACAGTTAGCCCCATCAAGTGAAAACCGTACCAAAGGGGTCTTGTTCATCTGCAACACACGTATCTTCGATACATAGCCTTTCATCGATTTCATAACAATCGCCTCCATAAGCTTGTACATAATAGCGACAGTCCGTTTTACCTAAAGTTACAGAAACATAAAACTCGATACATTTTGAACCAAATAAGCATTCTTGTGATTCGGAAATCGAGTCGGGGAATTCATTTGTGAACTCAGAATATGATAAGTACCCTTGCTCGTATGGGCTGATTATGTTCATATCAGTTTCCGCCTGGTTTGTATTTTATACTATGATTGTATTTTCTAAGAATCTTTTCTTGCGTTCTAACGTGATCAAATAGATAATTTTCTCCGACTTTCTTAAATACGAAAGCTAGAACTTCAGGGTATTTTGAGTAGCTTGAGGGAACTGTAAAAAATGGTTTTCCTGTAGTATCCATCGTTCGAGCAAACTGATCGTATAGTAAGTGAGCCGGACCCATTCTTTCGATAAATTCGTAGTAATAGCGTTCAAAAGCATATGTCCTTTGGTTAGCTAAAGGTATTTGCATATCATTCACTCCTTACCGAAATTATACGAACGTTCGTTCCTGCTGTAAAGCGAACAGAATATTTAACTATGGAAAAAATTAAAAAATCTATGTATGCATGCCCGCATTTTTGAATTCCTTTGACTACCCTTTAGTTGCGTTTTATTGCGAATGTTTGCGCTATTTTGTGTCATTGCGCTAACGAAAAACCTTAACGTTGCGAGATTTTGCGATTGATTGCAAGTAATATTGTTATTTTTGTTGTATAATAATAGGGACGGCTTATGCTTGGGAAATAATACAGTAGAAAAAAATTAAGAGGTGAATAAAAGTGGAAACGATAAAAATCATTCCTCTTGGCGGTGTACGCGAAAACGGAAAGAACATGTACATTGCTGAAGTTGGCGAGGATATATTTGTGCTGGATTGCGGTGTCCGTTATCCAGAAAATGAATTATTAGGGATCGATACAGTGATTCCAGACTTCACATATTTAGAAGAAAATGCCGACCGTGTGGCTGGTGTCTTCTTGACCCACGGGCATGCAGATGCGATTGGTGCATTGCCTTATTTCTTGGAGAATATCCAAGTACCGGTCTTTGGGACCGAGTTAACGATCGAACTAGCAAAATTGACCGTGAATAAAAATGAAGCTACCAAGCGCTTCAAAGATTTTCATGTGATCGATGAACATTCGGAGATCGACTTTGGCCATGCGACCATCAGCTTTTTCCGTACGACCCACTCTATCCCTGATTCTGTTGGAATCAGCGTAAAAACAGAAGCTGGCAATATCGTTTATACAGGAGATTTCAAGTTTGACCAAACAGCGATCCCTATGTATCAAACCGATTTTGGCCGCTTAGCGGAAATTGGAAAAGAAGGAGTCTTAGCATTGCTAAGTACGTCCTCAAATGCCGAAAATCCAACGCCGATTGCTTCTGAATTGACGATCCAAGATGAAGTTTATGACAATATCCGTTACTGGGAAGGTCGGATCATCGTCGCTAGCGTTGCTAGCAATTTGCAACGGGTGCAACAAGTATTAGATGCGGCGTTTCGTTCTGACCGCAAAGTCGTTTTGACTGGTCAAGATTTTGGTCGGATCATCAAAACGGCCATGAAGTTAGGGAAATTAAAATTACCTGCCGAAGACTTGCTGATCACCCAAAAAGAAATGAAAAAATACTCAGACGAACAGTTGTTGATTTTAGAAACAGGACGCATGGGGGAACCAATCAAAGCGTTGCAAAAAATGGCCAACGGCTCTCACCGGACGCTGCGTATCAAAGAAGGAGATCTTGTTTACATCACGACGACGCCGACAACGGCAATGGAAACGGTGGTTGCGAAAACGGAAGATATCATCTATCGCGCTGGCGGTACCGTGAAACAGATCTCGGATAATTTCCGTGTTTCTGGTCATGCCAACCCGAATGATCTGCAGCTGATGTTGAATATGATGAAACCGAAGTACTTTATCCCTATTCAAGGCGAGTACCGCCAATTAGCCGCCCATGTGGACTTGGCGCAAGAAGTCGGGATTCCGATGAAAAATATCTTCATTACTGCGCGTGGGGATGTTTTAGAATACAAAAAAGGCGATATGATCGCCGCAGGTGCGGTTCCAGCTGAAAACGTCATGATCGACGGGATCGGTGTCGGAGATATTGGGAATATCGTCCTGCGAGACCGCAAAGTCTTATCTGAAGATGGAATTTTCGTTGCAGTAGTGACGATCAATCGTCGCGAAAAGAAAATTATTTCTGCCCCTCAAATCACTTCTCGCGGGTTTGTCTACGTGAAAGCCAGCCGTGACCTGATTCGTGAAAGTGGCGAGATCGTAGAAGAAATCGTAGAAAAACACCTTCATGATGAAGAGTTTGAATGGAGCAAATTGAAACAAGATATCCGTGATCGTTTGAGTCGTTTCTTGTTTGAACAAACCAAACGCCGTCCAGTCATCTTGCCGGTCATCATGGAATCAAGCCAAAGAAATCGCAACCGTAAATAATTCGTTTTGACCTACTGACAAAAGCAGGTGAAAGAATAGCCGTTTGACGGCCGATTTCTTTTCACCGAAGCTTTTGTCTTTTTTTTATGTAAGAAAACAGGTGGCGTTTTTTTTACAAAATGACCCTTATTTTGGTCGTGATGAGCAGATAAGGATTGACGGCGAATGGATTTCGATCAATAATACAAAGTTGTCCCCCTAAGACTAGAGGAACAAAACAAGCAAAGAGAGGATGGTCGATTTGTGAATAGTTATCAAGAAAATCCCATAGTACAACAGAGAAAGTGGTGGATTCTCATTGCTGTTTCGATGTTTACCTTTATGTCAACACTGGATGGGAGTATCGTAAATATCGCATTGCCGACGATCTCGGCAGATATGGGTGTACCTATGAATCAAGCGGAATGGGTCGTGTCCGTTTACTTGATGATCGTTTGTGCCTGCCTTTTATTATTCGGTA